CAGACTTGAAGCGCTGACAATGGGCTGGGCGCCGGAATACGAAAGCTGGTCGATCGACCGCAAAGTTTTCTGGGGTCAGCCCACCGACCCCGGCGTCTGGCGTGCGCTTTTTAACTTCATGCTTATGCCGTATCCCCACCCATGCGGGACTACATTACGTCCCGTTCAGTGCATGGTGGATAGTAAATACCGTCCCGATCTGGTGCGGAAATTCATATTCAAATATAAGCCGCCACGGACTTGTATGTCTCAGGGTTCGCAGGATAACAAAGCGCCGCAGCTGTCGCCGCCGCGCAAGATGGGCATTGAAAAGATCATGCAGTTTTACGTTAACACTCACGAGATCAAGAAAATTATACATGGCGGTTTGTCCGCACCGGAGGGCGAACCCAACCACATGCATTTCGGTGCGCATTGCGATGAACCGTATTTCACGCAGTTGCTTTCGGAACGGCTTGTCAGGGAAGGCAAATTCCCGAGGGAAACAGAGCGCTGGGAAAAAGTACACACCCGCAATGAGGTGTGGGACATGACTGTTGGAAATTATGCGACCTTGCTGGTTTCGGGTATCAGCTTGGAAGAGTATGCAAACATAATATACGGATATTTTACCGCCGGAGGAAAAAAATAATGGGAAAACAACAGGACAACAGAATGACTGTTAAAGAGGTTGCCGCCCTTTTAGGGGTGAGTATTTCGACGGTACACAACTATATAGATGAAGGCAGGTTGGAAGTGTGGCAGGCGAAAAAAGGAGGTGTGATCCGCATCACACGGGAACAGGTTGACCTGTTTTGTACTGTCCGCCGCAGCGAGGTACAGCGATGATGATATCGGCGATCATGTGGGCGCTGACGATTTTGTCGGTTGGCGGTGTGGTTTTGAATATCCACAAAAGCCAGTGGTGCTTTGCTGTCTGGTGCGGTACCAATGCGGGCTGGGCGATCATTGACTATCGCGCAGGGCTGTATCAGCAAGCCGCGCTGTTTGTTTTATATCTCGCCCTCTCTTGCTGGGGGCTGATCAAGTGGAGGCGGACTCATGCAAGATAGTCTCACAAACGAAATCGAAAACCCTGTTGCATATTTCATGACGCATTGCGCGCTGTGTGACGACCTGACTCTTGTCATGCAGAGCAAGAAACAGTTTAAGCCAGTGTGTTTTAACAGCGAATGCGAACACATAGAAAACTTGCGGATGGTCGGCGTTCCCAGCCACCGTGTCGCTGAAATAAAAGAAATGAGGAGAGAGCAATGACAGAAGAACAACTTTACGCAGAGGCTATGGCACAATTCGGAATCACCGCACAGATGCGCATGTGGAACGAGGAAACTGCGGAGCTGGAAGAAATTCTGAATATGTGGAAAGAGGCGACACCAGCGGAAAGGCTAGGCGAGATTGCGGACGCAATCATTATGACCAGACAGCTTATCTGGCTTTACACTAACAGCGTTTCGTACGGTCTGAGATCTACAGATAAACTGAAAGGATATGATGTCCTGCGAATCATAAACTATGTCCGGATGCAAATTTCTGGTTTCCACAGACAGAGAGTACCTCGCCATGACCTGCTTGATGCGCTTAGATACCTGCACTCAAAACTCATGGAATACGGGCAGAGATTTAACAAAGATGCCACCGATACAGACATTAAGACAACTATAGACAAAAAACTCCACTATCTCGCTGGTATGCTCGGCACCCGTTATGAACCGCTGGCGGTGCAGTAATGGGTTTCCTCAATAAAGTAATGCTGCTCGGCAACGTGACACGCAACCCCGAAGTTCGGTTCATCCCTGGCCGCGACCTGCCTGTGGCAAAGTTCGGACTGGCAGTTACAAGGAAAACAAAGGACAGGGAAGAGACCTGTTTCATCGACATCGCTACTTTCGGTAAGACCGCCGAGATGTGCGGCGAGTACATAACAAAAGGTATGCCGCTGCTTATCGAAGGCAGACTCAACTACAGCACATGGGAAGCCGACGGACAGAAACGCTCAAAACATGAGGTGGTTGCTGAGAACATACAGTTCGTCAGCAGGAAAGACAAGAGCGGCAAATCCGCGAACGATGCGTTCGATTCTGCGCACGATGCGCCAGTTGACGAAGACGACATTCCGTTTTGATAAAACAGAGAGTTAACCCTCTCTGTACCGCATCTCACGGGTGCGGCGCTGAAAGGGTTATGGAGAATAATATGAATTATTTATCACTCTTTTCCGGTATCGAAGCTGCAAGCGTGGCGTGGGGTATTCTCGGGTGGCAACCCGTTGGATTTGCGCAGTACGACCCCGAACACGACTACAGCAAAGGGCTGGACTATCCGAGCAGAGTTTTACAACACCATTACCCAGCCGTGCCGAACCTCGGCGACGTAACTAAAATTACGGAGGAAACTATTAATGGATTACGCGTTAGACCTGACCTCGTTGTTGGAGGCAGTCCCTGTCAATCCTTTAGTCTCGCCGGACTTAGAAACGGCATCAGCGATCCTAGGGGCAACCTCGCTCTTGAGTTTCTGCGGATCGTTGACCTCGCAAGACCTCGCTGGGTACTCTATGAAAACGTCCCCGGCCTGTTATCGTCTGGCGGAGGACGTGATTTCGGGATCTTTCTCAGCACGTTGGGCGAATGCGGGTATGGGTACGCATACCGAGTGCTGGACGCACAGTTTTTCGGAGTACCACAGCGCCGCAGAAGAATCTTTGTTGTCGGATATCTTGGAGACTGGCGACCTGCCGCCGCGGTTTTATTTGAGCCAAAAGGCATGTCAGGGGATTTTGTCTCGCGCCGAAAAAAGAAATCATTCTCTGCCAGTTTTACTGAAACAGGCTTTGGAAAGTATAGCGAAGGGGTCGGAACAGTGCGGAGAAAAGGAGGAACATCAGGCGACGGTTCGGAAACGCTCGTAGTCCACGGGACACAAGACCCGCTGACGCAGGTTGAAACAGCATTTCCTCTCGGACGCAACAACGGACAGGAAAATGTTTTATGTTTCGATGCGCGGGGCAACGGAGACGGAAACACAGTTAACACGCTCACGGGTGACCACGCCGGACGACCGACAGATTACACGCCTGTTGTCGTAGCGATTCAGGCGAACATGATAAACCGCTCTGATAAAGCCGGCCCAAACGGCAAAGGATACAGTGAGGATGGAACGATGTTCACTCTCACTAGAAAAGATCAGCACGCAGTTGCTATCTGCGATGCACCGCAGGCGTTCGCACAGAACACGCGGGACGAGGTGCGGTATATCGGCGGCGACGGACAGACTGTCGGGACATTGTGTTCCGGGGCCGGCGCGAAACAGCAGACGTATATTCGGCATGGTTTCACTGTCCGCCGCCTCACGCCGCTGGAGTGTGAGCGCTTGCAGGGATTTCCCGACGGATACACGAGGATCCCCGAAAAGGTGCTGGCATCGAAGCCGAGGACAAAGCATTTCGAGCGATTCCCCGATATGTACGGCGATAACCCGGACGGTACGTGGACAAAGTACGCATGCGACAGCCATCGTTATGCGGCTTTAGGCAACAGCATGAACACATATGTTGTCCGGTGGCTTGGTCGCCGCATCGAGTTTGTCGAGACCGTTATGAGGGGTGAAGTATGAGGATCGGATTGATAAACGTGGACAGTAAGCTCCCGAATCTGGCACTGCTAAAGCTGGCGGCATGGCACAAACAGCAGGGACATGAAGTCGAGATTTATACTCCCATTGAAGCGGCGATAGACCCCTTTGACATGGTATACGCAAGCAAGGTATTTGCGAATACACCCGATTGTCCGTATCTGCCAGAGGACGCTATTCTCGGCGGCACAGGCTATAACTACAGCGTATTGCCCGACGAGATAGAGCATATATGCCCCGATTACAGCTTGTACGATATGCAGTATTCGTTGGGGTTTTCTTCTCGCGGGTGCATCCGCAAATGCCCTTTTTGTATCGTTCCTGCAAAAGAAGGCGGCATCAAAGAACACAGCTCCCTTTCTGAGTTTGTGAGACACAAAGAAGTCCGGCTGCTTGATAACAATTTTCTGGCGTCGCCGCTGTGGCGGGATAAGCTCCATGAGATGATAGATCGCAAGCTTAAAGTTGATTTTAATCAGTGGCTTGATATCCGTTTAATCACGGACGAAAACGCCGAACTGCTCACTCGCCTGAACCCTCCGTATCTACGTTTTGCATGGGATTTTGTTGAACTTGAGGGTCAGGTTCGCAAAGGGCTGGAGACGCTGAAAAAGGCGGGCTTCCCGATAGGTAAGCGGAGGGTGAATATGTACCTGTTGACGAACTATAACACGACTCCGCAACAGGACTTATACAGAATCGAAACGTTGAAAGCTATGAACGTTCTGCCGTATGTGATGGTGTATGAAAAGCACAAGGCGCATCGGCTCATGAGAGAATTGCAAAACTGGGCAAATCAACCGCATATTCTTTTCAAGTATACATGGTCTGAATACAGGGCGGCTCGAAAACTACCCGCTATCGGGGGGGATGTGATATGAAAGCATATGAATTTGAACTCGTGGAACTGCGGACGCTGAACGCAGGCGACCGCTTTATATTCCGGTGCTATGCAAAGAGTGCCGATGAACCCGTTTATGAATACACTGGTACGTTCGGACGTGTATATGAAAAGAACTCTGCTTTCTGCGTTGTTAAAGCCGATGGAGACGAAAAGGCAGGTATGGAACCGAGCGAATGGGAAGTTGAAAAGATAGAAAATGAGCAGAAAGGACTTGATACCGTGCCGCACCAGAGTTAGTGTCGGATATAATAAAAAACGGAGAAACAACAATGAGTAACGCAAGAATGGAAGCAGAATTTAACGAAGTTAAAGAAAGGGCTTTAATGCTTACAACTAAGATTGCAGAAGGGATTAAAAAATCGAACTCCACTCCGGATTGGGCTTCTGTAGATGAACTGCTATACATTTCCGCTCGTTTACAAGAGATAAGCGATTTCGTAAACGGCGAGGGTGAACATGCTGAATAATTGGATGGTAACAGTTCCGCGCCCTCTCGCACCGGGGCGATACATCGGTTGCGATATCTCCGGCTATGTCCCCATTGAAAACGGCTACCCCGTGAATGGCTTCCGTGGTATAAAAAAAGTGTGAGGTATGATTATGGGCGCAACAGATAAATATACATTATACATTGATGGACAAGAATTTAAAGGTATCGGAGAGGTGACATTTCAGGAAACGGAAACAAAAGATGCACCCGCACTCTTTTCGCTGGGGTTGTCCGAAGTGTCGGGCAGTTTGACATTGCCCAAACTTCCGGCACCGTGCGCAATAAGCCATAAGGCAATTATGATGCGCGCGATAGACCCCACCGGATATGCCTCAGCGAAAAGAGACATGGAAACCAGAGCGGGGCGCTGACCCAGTTTTCGCTATCAAAAAAAACTTCCAACTTTTTTAATTTTCCCGCTTGACAAACCGAATAATATTCGGTATATTTACTTTATCAAGAGCGGAACACCGCAGAAAAAAGGAGAAAGAAAATGGCAACTTACAGAGAATACGCAAAAGAAAACGGACACACAGATGCAGAAATTGAAGAAATGGTAGAGGGTCTTTTCGGTGCAGATGCAGAAATGGTATTTGCAAGAACAGAAGATGGTAACGCAGTTTATAACATGGGCAACGGCTATACTCTTTTCACAACCAGCTCTTTTGATGTTGTTGAACATGAAAACGGCGAAAGCTGGAATCTTGAATACTAAAAAAGGCGGCTGTTTAAGCCACCTTTTTTAAAGTAATCTTGTTTCAATTCACAGGGGCGACCGCAATCGCCCCTGACTTTTCTAAAGGATAACACACAGGTAAAAAAATGGAAATAAAAGTTTCAGCAACAGAGTTAAAAAAAATTCTTGGGCTTACAAATAAAGAGATTGCCTTATCTCTCGGCAAAAGCGAGAGAGCGATCGAAATGTATTTTTCAAGAACAACATCTCAAAATAACAGAGATATGCCCGAATCTGATAAGAGATTGTTGATCTTGCGATATAAGATAGTGGAGAAAGGTTTTGATCCAGATAAACTTATAGATGAATTTTACAAAGATGCGGGGCATTGACCCCGCTTTTATCATTCCCCCGCCACGCGGGGGAAACACCCCCACCAGCCCCCTGTCCCATCGCCTGAAAATCTGATAAAATATCAAAGAAAATTTCCAACCTGTATTAAAATTTCCAATCCTTCCAATCCTTCCAACCTGTGCTTTGTAAAATAGCGAAAGTGTGATTTTCTCTGCTTAAAGAGGGCAGAGAAATGATAATCAACAACGGCATTACACTTGATGAAGCAAAAGCACAGCTCGACGCATACAAAAAAGCATCTCTCGCTGTAGCGCAAAATCAGGAATACAAGATAGGCGACAGGTCATACACCCGTGCCGATGCCGAAGAGATCAGAAAGTCGATCACATATTGGGCAAACATAATCGCGACAATCAACTCAGCCAATCGCCCCTCATCATACACGGTGGGTTTCTGATGCCGCCCTACGCATGGGGAATCCACCACCCCTTACACCCGAATTACGAGGGTGTGGGAAAGGATGTTCTTGCCCGTTTTATGCACGTTCTTGATCTTCCTGCGGATGAAATAATCGCGCGTGAACTTCCTGAACTGCGAAAACGCAGTTACGATCTAGTCCGAAACTCCATTTTTTCCGGCATCAACGGAACGATGGTCACAAACATTGTCGGTGCTGGTCTCCGGTTCCAGTGTGAACTGCCTTTTAAAGCGCTGGGACTGAAAGAAGAGGATGCCTCCGCGTTGGAAGAACAGATAGAGCAGTTGTTCTATCTGCATGCAGAGACTGAAAACATCGACGCTTCCCGTACAAAAAATTTCTATGAACTCCAAAAAGTTAACTGTCACATGTGGTTCGATGCTGGCGACGGCATAGCTCAACTTTGCAACCTGCCCGATCGCCCTATGGCGGTCAGCTCTCTTGCGGTTAACATGATAGATGCCGCGCGTGTGTGCAACCCGAACTACAGACTGGACACACCCGAGTTTTCCGGCGGCATAGAAAAAGGGTCGTACGGCGAACCGATCCGCTATCATGTACTTACGAACGATAACTACTATACATCAACGTGGGTTCCCGTTGATGTGTTTTCAAACACAGGTGTTCGCAACATCACACATGTATATTCGGAGACACGCGCCGGACAATCGCGCGGTGTTCCTCACATCACCCCCGTTTTAAAGACTTTCTCACACATAAATAAATATTCTGAAGCGGAACTCAAAGCGGCGACCATAGCGTCTTTTTTCGCAATCATGATCAAACAGGTATCTATGGACGGAAGCCAGTTCACCCCCGGCGGCGTTGATGTCGGACAGACACTCGGCATCCACAAACCAAAGGACGTAGCCGCTGACATCAAGATGGCACCCGGACAAATGGTTAACATGCCGCAGGGGTACTCATTCGAGACGATAAAATCAGACCGCCCGAACAGCGGATACGGCACGTTTATCGAAAGCAAGCTCCGCGAGATCGCGATAGCGCTCGAAATCCCATACGAAATTCTTGTTAAAACTTTCGGACAAAGCTATTCAGCCAGCCGTGGCGCAATGCTGGAATTTTGGAAGCTCGTTAAAGTGTATCGCAACACGTTCGCTTTCCGCTTTTGTCAGCACGTTTTTGAACGTTTTTTGCTGGAAATGGTAGCGACAAACAGAATCAGAATCCCCGGATATCTGAACGATGCATATACCCGCAGACTGATCAACAGTTCTGCCGTCTGGGTAGGCCCCCCAAAAGGAATGATTGATGAACAGAAAGAGGCACAGGCGGCAAAAATCCGCATGGAAGCACGTTTATCAACGCTGAAAGAAGAGATCATAAATCTCACAGGCGGCGATCTGAACAGTAAATACACACAGATGAAAGCGGAACGCAGGATGATCAGAGAACTCGATGCAACGGAGGCAGCATAATGATCGGACTTGTTACCGAGGCACACATAGAAGCAGCAACAAAGGATATTCTTGCGCTGACACCGATGGAACAGGAGTTGTGGCAATACGGAGCCAGCATACAGGGACGCACAGCGGTTATCCCGATTCGCGGCATCATTTACCCCGAAGGCATGTTCAGCGGCTATTCATGGTTTACAAGCTTACAAGCTGTTCGCGAACTGATCAGAATGGCTGTGGAAAATCCGAACGTTGACAACATCATACTGGACATTGATTCAGGCGGCGGCATGGCAACAGGGAATAACGACACAGGAATCTATATCCGCGAGATGTCAGCTATCAAACCGATCACAGCATATGTAAGCGGTATGGCGGCATCGGCGGCTTACTGGATAGCATCGTCTTGTCAGTCGATAGTCGTCAGCGCAAGCGGTGTAGTCGGCAGCATCGGCGTTGTGCTGGGGTTGTCTCCCGCGAACAAATACGAAGTAGTATCAGACACATCACCGAATAAACGCCCTGACCCAGACACCCCCGAAGGTCGGGCATACTGGCAAAAATATGTCAATGCATACGCAGAGCTGTTTATCAACACAGTTGCAGGATACCGGAACATGGAACCCGAAAAACTTGTGGAATCAGGCGACAAGGGCGGTCTTGTTATCGGCGCAAAAGCGGTAGAGGCGGGACTTGCAGACGGCGTAAACACGCTCTGGTCACTCATAAAAGAAGGGATCGAAACAAAAAATAATACGGAGGACAAAGAGATCATGTCACTCACAAAAGAGAGTCTGAAAGCCGAGCATAAAGAAATTTATGCAGAGGTGCTGGTAGACGGTGTAAAGGCGGAAAGCGCCCGTATTGCCGCAATCATGGGAATAACATTTCCCGCCGGATGCGAAGGCATCAGGGAAGCGGCATTGAAAGACCCGAAAAAATCTGTTGAGGCTGTTAAAGACGAAATCATTCAGGCGGTCGCCGCTGAACAAACCAACACTCAACAGCAGATCATCAACGGATTGTCAAAGGTTCCGCCCGTTAACGGCGTTGTTGACGAACACATTGATGAAAAAACAGAATCCGAAAAGACCAAAGCGCTCGGCGCGGCGGCTTTTGCGGCAAGGCTTTAAGAGGTGCCATATGACATATATACCTTATAGCGAAAAAAACCTCATCGGCGGGACATTCCCGTTTCGCATGGAAACAGCGACAATCGCATCCGGTCAGGGTGAATTATCAAAAGGTTCAGTCCTCGGTCGCGTCACAGCCAGCGGTGAATATAAACTGTCTGCCGCCGCTGCGGAAGACGGAAGCCAGACACCCGAGGCTATTCTCGGACACGATGTAGACACGACCTCCGGTGCTGTAACAGGAAACATCATAGTCAGCGGCGACATTCTCGACGGCGCTCTCGTATTCGGAGAGGGACACACAGTCGATACCGTCGCTTACCCCCTTCGCCAGAACAACATTTATCTTACAAAAGAGGTGATCAGCAATGAGTAATCCCGCAATAAACGCATATTTTGACCGCAGGAGCCTCGGCGAAACTATTTTCCGCCGCAGGTCGGTACCCCGTTTTCTGCTTCAAGCCGTATTTAACTTAGCTGGTGCAAGGGCGCACGACACAGACATACTTGAAAGAGATATCGTCGTTCTCGGTCGTCGCATGGCGCCGATTATCACAAACCTGACTAATATCCCTGTTGCTAAGAAGAACAGCCGCGGAAAGCTCATGTTTAAAATCCCCATGATCGGGCTTAAATCTGTTCATAAAGCTGAAGATGTCTTCAAAACAAAAGTGGGTCAGACAGCTTATGACCCAGAAAATGCTGTTAATGCGGCTGCGACAGCTTACATGGACAGTCTCGCACCCCTTGAAGATGCGATCCAGATGCGCGAGGAATGGTACGCGGCAATGCTGCTTAGAGACGGTAAAGTGACAGTAAGCGGAACAGATGAAGAGGGTTCGCTCATAGAGTTTGAAATAGACTTCATGAGAGACGCATCTCTTAAAATATCACTGCTCGGCAGCGCTCAATGGGGGCAGGATGGCGTTTCGCCGTATAACGATACAAAGGGCTGGCGCGCAGAACAGGCGACAATAGACAACAGAGCAACGGACGTTATTTTCGGTTCCAACGCTATCAACGATTTTCTTGAAGATCCCAAAACGCTGAAATTACTTGATATCAAAAACGCTAATTTCGGCACTATCAAACCCGAAACCATCGAGGCATACGGTTCGGATGTGACGTACTACGGCGAACTGCCTGAGATCGGTCATATCTGGTCATACTCCGGTCTGTTCGTCGATGACGACGGAAACACAGACTCGCTCATTCATCCCAATGCTGTAGTGATGTTTAAACGCGGTACCGAAAACAGTGTGGATTACGGCGGTGTGGCATACATCGACGACGGCGGAAATACGTTTGTTGATCAGCAGGCAAGGTCTTACAGCATGCTTGTTAACAAAGAGGCAGGCGCGAAGTTTGACATCCTCAAATCAAAACCCATGCCGGGGCTGTGGTCGCCGAACACAACTATGTACATAATGACAAAAGAATAAGAGGGACTACATGTACGTTAAATTCAACTGCACGGTGCAAGCCGACAAAACGACAAAATATATCGCTGGGACAACACACGAGGTGAGCTCGGAACTCGGCGAAAAGCTGGTAAAAAAAGGGCTGGCGGAAGAAATGAAGGTAACAAAATCAACCGCCGCAAGCGACGACGATGAATGGAGTAACAACGACGGCGATTCAAACGACGGCGATTCAGACGATGGCGAAGAAACAGAAGCAAGTCTGAAAAAAAAGTCAGTTGATGAACTCAAGGCACTTTGTTCAGAGAGAGGGATTGATATCCCCTCCGGCGCAAACAAAGCGCTGCTCATAAACCTCCTTTTGGGATAGTGGGACTACCCGTTGCCCCCGACCTGTAGCGGGGGCTTCGGATAATGTCACAGAGGTGATAAATGGACGCAGGAATTGTAATCGGTTTAGTGCAGCTTGGGGTTACTGTAATCGGCGGGTTTGTGCTTATGCCCATGCGCGGAGATATAAAAGACCTGCGTGACAAGGACGATAAAACGCATGAAAAGTTTGTATCTAAAGAGACTTACAACAGAGATCACGCAACACAGGAAAAGGTGAACGACGACCTTTTCAAGCGGATGAATAAACAGGAAGTGCTTTGCGGAACAAGGCACGGAGGAACATGCAAATGAAAAAAGCTGAATTGATAAGAGTTGAACACGGGAAGGAACACACTATCGGCGTGATGCTGATAGATGGGGTTGCCTTGGGGTTCACAATGGAAGATGAGTGGGCAGACAACAAAAAGTCGGTTTCCTGCATACCGACAGGTACCTACACTGTGGTACGCCATCAGTCGCCGAAATACGGTGAATGTTTCATGGTTGAGAACGTGCCGAACCGTTCGCTGATACTGATACATGCTGGCAACACGGACGACGATACCGAGGGCTGTATCCTGCTCGGGCGAAACACAGGCATGATGAACGGGGAGCGCGCTGTGATGAACAGCAAGCTGGCAGTCGCTGATTTCATGGCTCTCATGAAAGGCGAAAACAAATTTGAACTCACGATCACAGATTGGAGGTCGGCATGACAGGTCTCGTATCCAAAGCCATTATCGCAGGACTTACTAAAGTCCTGTCGGCGTTTCTCGCAGAGAAAGTACTTACAAAAGTGATCATTGGCATTTTGAAAATCCTTGCGACAAAAACGACAAACACCCTTGACGACGAACTCGTTGTCGAAGTTGAAAAGGCGCTTGGCGAATAACATGAACGTTAAAGAGCAGATGCAGGAAGACCTTAACGCAATATTCACAACGGACGAAAACGCGGTGTCACTGCGTATCAACGATGTTGAAATGGTCGTTATTGATCTTCGCACCGGAGGCAAACGCGCCGGAAGCGAATACGGTAATTATGCTATGCATCATGCTAACACTCAGACCAGGACACTGCACATCAGAGAAACAGACATGCCGACCGCACCTGTCCCCGAAAGCATCATGTATGTCGGGGACGAGGCGTGGACGGTAAAAGAAACCGATTACGCCATGGGCGAACACATCGTCACTTTGGAGATTAACGTATGAAACGAATCGGCGGCAGATACAAAGCGCAAACACGGAGCCTCAGTTTCACGGCTGAATCAGATATCGGTGAGATGATAGCGGCTCTGAAATTGTACACACACGAGCTTGATATCGTCGTTCCTGAACTTGTAAATAAGTCGCTTGACGACCTGCGGACAGAGCTTAAAGACAGGGTCACAAGCGAATACAACGTATCTGCAAAAGATGTCCGGTCGGCTATGTCAATTAAAAAGGCATCCAAAAGCCGCCCTCGTGGGGCTGTCTCTGTGTATGGCGGTCATATCCCGCTGTTCGATTTTGCACCCGACCCAAGCACACGTTACAAACGCATAGCCGACCGCCCAGAAATAGGCGTGTCTGCACAGATCAAGCGCGGCGAAGCCCGCACAATGTTTGCTGGGTCATTTATCGCTGATATGCCCTCTCGCGGCCTGGGCGTTTATAAGCGGGTAGGAAAAGACGGCGGACAGGTTACGCACCTGACAGGCCCGTCAATTCCGCAAATGGTCGTTGAATCATCAAACGTTTCGTATATCGAGGATTACGTCCACCGCAGGTTTTATCAAAGCCTGTCTCTGTCCATGGGACAGGGACATCAGGGACGTATAGGATTCGGCAAATGAACGCAGAACTGACAAAAGCACTCAAAGAACTCTTTCAGAACACACTGGAAAGGCACTGGGAACAAGCCAGCAATGGAGATTACGGCGCACTGGAGATGTACGAATATGCATTGCCGCCCCGTAGATCAGATGGGCTTAAACTCCCCTCGCTCGTGTTTATTCCCGTTAAGTCAAAAGATAAAGAAGAGGAACAGACGATAACGGTTGAGATAGGCGTTTGCGTGGCAATGAAAATGCCCGCGCCCAAAGCAGACAGAGAAGAGACGGAAAAGCAGATCGCGACGTATCTCGTCGAGGGCAACATAGCAGTTGTGAATATGATGTCTGTGATGCAGGACACTGTCGCTAACACAACACTACTCGGCAGAAAGTTCCGTTACGACGGCGGTCAGGAATGGACGCTGTGCGATAACAACTCACAGCCCAGCCCTTATTTTTACGGTTTCGGACGGATTGAATATAAAAAGCGCATCATCAAAAAGATATCAGATACGGAGGTTAAAGCCTATGGCTCAAAAGTCTAAAGCTGTGGACACGTCCGCGGCGACAGCAAAAACAAAACTTGTCTATGCCGGCCCCACGCTGATCCGCTACGGACTGGCGAAAGGCAATGTTTATGTCGGCGGTATTCCCGCGAACGCACCCGAGGTTCTGCATTTTGCATTTGTGCCTATTGCAGACCTGTCAAGCGTAAAAAATGACGCTGATTTTATCAGCAAATGTACAGCAGCGATTAAATCGCTCAGGGGGACAAAATGAGCCTGACGCACGGAGTAACTGTCACAGAACAGGCAACTGCGATTTTTAGCCCCGTAACATCGGAAGCCTCTATCCCGTTTTTTATAGGCTGCGCACCCGTGCATAAGATAAGCGGTGGGTCGGTTAACAAAGCTGAGCTTTGCTATACATATGCCGAGGCGGTGGCTCTCTTCGGGGTTGCGGACGACTTTGAAACGTTCGGCATTTCAGAGGCTATCTATACAGCTTTTAAGCTGTACGGCATAGCGCCAATCATATGCGTGAACGTATTTGATCCCGCAGTCCACCGCACAACAGTTGCGGCAGAAACTATTACTTTCGGTGCTGACAACAAAGCGACACTCGCTCACGACGGAGTTCTTGAGATTCCCGTCGTCACATCAACAGACGATGCGACGACATACGTCGCAGGTACAGACTATACGTTTGCCGCATCAACGGGAGTGTTTACACGTTTGACCACAGGCTCGATCATAACCGGAGCATCAGTCAAAGTTGCATACGTTTACGGCGACCCGACACTCGTTACAAAAGACGACATCATCGGCGGTATCGACGTTGACACCGGAGCGAAGACCGGACTTTCACTGCTTGATACATGTTATCCCAGATTCGGTCTCGTTCCTGAAACTGTCGTTGTGCCTTTCGGTTCTCTTGATACAGAGGTTGTCACTGTCGCGACTACAGCAGCAACAAATATCAACGGAGGAATGTTTAAAGCGGTTCACATCGTAGACCTTGACGACACAGTCGCAACGAAATACAGCGCTGTGAACGAATACAAAAATCTGAACAATCTGACAGACCCTGAACAGATTCTCTGCTGGGGTAAACTCGCGCTGTCTGACACTGTGTACAGACAATCAACACATCTCGCGTGTCTGATCCAGAGTATCACAGCAGATAACGGCGGCGTCCCTTATGAATCGCCTTCTAACAAAAGCTATCAGTGCGATGCGCTTATTGTTAACGGGAAGGAAGTGTTACTCGGCCCCGACGAGGCGGATTATCTGACAACAACGGTCGGTGTCGTTACGGCATTAAATATCGTCGGCGGGTGGAAATGCTGGGGAAACCGTACAGCGGCATATCCGAGCAACACAGACGTTAAGGACTGTTTTATAGTCGGTCGGCAGATGTTTCACTGGATATCTAAAGAAATCGTCCTGACGTACTGGCAAAAGCTCGATAAGCCGATGTCAAAAAGGCTCATCGAGGCAATGGTTATCAGCCTTAACGTCAGACTGAACGGTCTGACATCGCGGCAATACATCCTCGGCGGACGTGTTGAGTTCAACAGCGACGAAAACCCTGTAACGGATCTGATCAACGGTGCAGTTCTGTTTCATGTGTACTTTTCTTTCCCTGTTCCAAACGAAAGCATGACGTTCATGCTGGAATACGACGCAAACTATCTGTCCACGCTGTTTACATAAGAGGAGGTAAATCGTGGGAAGCAAATCATCTATACCCGGTAAAACGGACAATTTCCGTGTTTACGTTGGTGGCACAGACTATGTCGGTACTGCCGAGGTGACACTCCCTGACATAGAACGCCTGACTGACACTATTAAGGGCGCCGGAATCCTCGGCGAACTTGATATGCCGTCAAACCAGTTCAAAGCGATGTCTCTGAAACTTTCGTTTAACTCGACGAACGCTCTGACAGCACAGCTTATGAAGCCCGGAAAGCAGGAGATCGAACTTCGCTCTGTTGTTACAGAATTTGATAATTCCGAGGGCGACTATGCCCAGACGGGACGTAAATACACCATTTACGGTTCTAATAAAAAAGCAACCGGCGGCAAGATTGCGGTCGGCGAAAAGATGGGCAACGAGTTCGAGTTCTCAGTTTTTTACTACAAAGAAGAAATTGATGGCGAGGAATCGGTCGAAATCGACGTGGTGAACTACAAATACATAGTCGACGGTGTCGACTATCTCGAAGAACAGCGCAGCTTGCTGGGGATGAACTGATGGAAACAATTAAACTCAAATATCCGGTTAAAGATATTGCAGAGGTCAGCATGCGCAGACCGAAAGTAAAAGATATGCTGGTTTCAGACAAAACGGCAAAAACAGACTCGGAGAGAGAAATAGCTCTTTTTGCTCGTTTGACAGGTCTTAACCCCGAAGTCATCGGAGAGTTTGACTACGCTGACTATAAAGCAATGCAGAAGGTTTACGAAAGTTTTTTGTCACCGGACGAGAGCAAATCAGACGAGAAGTAATAAGCGCGGCAATACTCACGCATACAAGCATCGTCTACTTCGAAGAGATGGATATAGACGAGTTTTTCGAATGGTCGGAAGATATCCGCGCATTGAGCGAATAGACTGTACTGCATAGAAACTTTGAAAACCATTTATACAGGGGGTAGGTCATGAGTCCGAAAAGAGTATATGAAAAAAGCTCGTAACCGGATTCAACTACCCCCGGTTGGTATATAACCGTTGCGGTAACGATTACATCCATCACAACGGCAACGATAAAGGAGATTACCGATATGGAATCTGTTGTTACGTTTGTCATAGGTGCTGCCCTCGGCGGTAGTTTTGCATCTACTATAGGAACTGTTGAAAGCAAAGTCAAGACCATAGATAGCAGTATAGGCTCTCTCGGCAAGACTATGAAGCAGATAGACACGCTTCGGGGTCTTGATGAGTCACTCATCAAAAACAAAGGCGGGCTTGAAAAAGCACGCTCTGATCTTGCGGCACTTGAGCCTCGGCTCGCTGAGATCAGGAACAAATACACATCACTTGAAACTGCTGTCAAAGCCGCTGACACTGAAATGTCGGCATCAAAAATGAACTATGAACAGGTCAAGAACCGAGTTTCAGCTCTCAAGATAGAACTACAGAACACAGATGCCCCAACTAATGAGATGCGCAACGCTCTTGCTGCTGCGAATCGTGAGCTGGCGCAGAGCAAGCTGCGCTTTGACGAATCAAAGACAGCAATGTCGAAAGCTAAGTCTGAGCTGTCTGCTGTCACTCCGGAGCTGAAAGAGCTGGATCAGGCACACAAGAAAGCCAGTTCGAACGTTGACATGTTTGAAAACACTATCAAAAAAGAGACTCATTCTGTCAATGAACTGGGAGAGGCGTTTAAAAAAGCAAAAATTGATACCGCAAATCTTGATGCGGAACAGAAGAAGCTCGGCTCAACACTTGAAAAACAGAAAGCCAGAAAAGAGAAAATAGGCGCATTGGTTGAACAGAGGGACGCTCTTACATCGCAAAGGGCAAAGCTTCAGAGTCAGGCAGTGGGGTTGATCGGCGCAGGAATGACTTTGTCTCTTCCCATAAAGCTTGCACTGGAAAAAGAAGACTGGATGCTGGATGTTTCTAAGAACGTCAAAGGACTTGATTCTGCTGAAGATATCAAAGCAGTGGAACTCGAAATCAGAAAGATTGGCCGCTCTTCTTTGCTTGGTTCTGCGGGTATAGCTAAATTAGTGGCATCGGCGGGAACTATTGGCATGGCAAAAGAAGAGGCTTTAGAATATGCAAAATCAGCAGAACGTATCGGGGTTGCTTTCGGTATTTCTGCTGACGAAGCAGGAGGCGCACTTGCCAGTATCATGTCGACAACAGGCTTTTCTCTGGGGGAAATGAATGATATGGCGGATGCCATAAACTATTTCGGTGATGCATCAAACGCAAAAGCTCACCAAATCACCCCAGTATTGCAAAGAAACGCTGGAACTCTAAAGTCAATGACAAATCTTACAAAATCACAAATGGTGGGCTTCACTGCATCTATCAGGCAGGTCGCGCAAAACGATGAGGCTGCGGCGACTGCACAGAAAAACTTCATTTTGTCTCTTACAAAAGGTGAAGCCGCGACAAAAGCGCAGAGTGAAGCTTTTGAAGCTTTAGGGTTATCATCAGAAGAAGTTGCAGAGGGAATGCAGAACGATGCCGCAGGAACTATTACTAGGGTTTTAGAGGCTTTGAACGGAGTAGATGCCGTACAAAGAACAACTCTTTCTGCTGAGATTTTTGGTGGCGGTAACGTGGATGTAGTGAGTAACCTGCTTTCTAACTTGGAAGAATACAAGCGTTTGATGGGTTTGGCAGGAGACGAAACAAAATTTGCCGGAAGTGTGAACGCTGAATACGAACGTAAAATGGAAACAACCGCTACTGCATTAAGTACATTAAAAGAGTCCGTGAAAGATGTAGGGATAACACTTGGTGAAGCCTTGCTTCCGCCTCTAGCCGTTGTTTCCAAAGTTTTGGCAGGGACGGCTAACATTATCGGCAACACGATACAGCGATTCCCGTTAGCATCTAAAGCTGTTCTGACATTAGGTGCGGGTCTTACGGTCGGCGTTGGGGCTGTTGTTGCGTTCGGCTATGTTCTGAATGTAATGAGAACAGGCCTGGTATATACGAGACTGGCTCTGATAGGTACGAAAACAGAAGCGAGCTGGGCAAGCAGGGCTATCAGCGGCTTGGGGCGGGCGTTCAATCTGACAACGATACGGGCAAAAGCCGCCGCAGTGGGAACGTGGATATACAACACAGCATTGAGAATGAAAACAGTATCGGCACGGATAGCGACTACATCACTCTCTCGGCTTGGTGCGATGATGAGCTTAACCCGCGTGAAAGCCATAGGGGTGACTGTTGCGACAAGAGCGTGGACAGCGGCTCAGTGGCTATTTAATACCGCAATGGCGGCTAACCCGATAGGGTTAGCGATTGCCGCCGGAGCTGCGCTTATCGGGATCGGTGTACTCCTCTACAAAAAGTGGGAACCGTTCCGCAAAATAATAGACGGCATCGGTTCTGCGTTTAAAAAGTTCGGGGGAGCGATCGGTAAGGTATTCGGGTTCGGGAAAAAAGACGAACAGGTCAGCAAGCCGGGAAGCGTTGTCAAAAATACTATCGGCACGACTGTTGCCCCGAACCGACAGATTATACCGGATAGAAAAGCCGGATCGACACGTGAAATTCCCTCGCTCTCTCCGTATGTGAAGTCCGGCGGAGGTAAGCAGAACATCACAAATGTAACTATCAAGAGCTCGCCGACGATAGTCGTTCAGGGCGGTTCTGTAGACGGGGCAAAAGCCGCTCTTGCAGGACACCACGACGATTTGGCGCGGAAGATCAAAAAGATGCAAGAGGAAAAGAGCAGGGTCTCATATGACTAAATACACGACTATCAGCGGCGACATGTGGGACATGATCGCTTATAAAAAATACGGCACAGAAAAAGTATTCCCGAAAATCATCGAGGCAAACCCGCAGTATTGCTCTGTAGTCGTTTTCCCGGCAGGTGTGGTTCTGACACTGCCCGAAATCGACACGACGGAGCTTGCAGACCTGCCGCCGTGGAGTACGGAATCATGAAACGCATGTTCCCCCGTGAGGCGGGGATAAAACACTTGACAACCCCCTTTACAGAAATGTATTTAGAGGGTAGTAAAAATTTCAAACGGCAGAATCCGCACGTTTCTTGCGGAACAATCATATTTTCTGCCAATATGCCTTCGGTTTGTCCGAGGGTTTTAACGCCTCAGTGTATCAGCTCCGCGAGGACTGATGCGGTTGTCCGTTTGAGACCGTTACTAGCACTGGGGCTTTATGCGTCTAGTAAGCGCGAGCCTCGGAATAAATCAAACGGAGGCTCGTTATGAGCAAATCTAACGCTATCGCTATATCCACATTCAATCATTCCATTTTCGGTTCTATCAGGACAATCAACAAAGACGGTGAGCCGTGGTTTATCGCAAAAGACGTTGCTGTTGCGTTGGGCTACAAAGATGTAATCAACGCTGTTAAGCAGCATTGCAGGAGGGTGGCAAAACACCACCCCTATAAACAGAGGGTTTCAAGCAGTCAGGCAATCAATATAATTCCTGAATCGGATTTCTACCGTCTTGTTCTTCGCTCAAAACTTCCACAAGCTGAAGCGTTTCAGGACTGGGTAACTATGGAAGTCCTCCCGTCCATACGCAAGACTGGTACATATATGAAGCAAAAGAAAGAACCCGTAATTCAAGAAGAGCCTATTGGAATGTTTTCTCTGGTGATGGGCAATACTCCGGTGTCCAGAGAGCTTGACAACCGTATGAACACAGAAAAGGAAAAGCTAGTCCATTTTTCAGCTAATCAGTCGGTTTCATCGGATATGGTTTTTGTCGGTATAGATATGTCGATGTCAAACGGAGAACAGGTTTTGCGTGTCGCGAGGATGCTTCAAAACCATGCCAGTCAGGTATTGTTGGACAATCTCGAAAACAAACTAAGCAACTTTCGTATATCGGCAGAGGTTATCAAAATTAAGGCTAAAGGACGTGGCGCATGAGCTACGCCAGATACGCACGCGTTCGCGTGATGTACAACGGAAAAAACATAACAGCGGACGTATCAGATAAAATTCTTGGTTTTACGTTCACAGATAATGCCGCCGGAGAAATGGACAATATTGATCTAACGCTTGAAGATACAAACCTCCAGTTCATGGGGGCATGGTTCCCCGGCAAAGGCGCAAAGGTTAAGGCATATATAGATACATTTAACTGGAACAGAGACGGTGAAAAGCTCTCTCTGTACTGCGGTTCGTTCCGCATCGACGAGGTCGAGTGTTCGTTCAATCCCAATACAATAAGCATGAAGGGAGTATCCGCGCCGCTGGGTACCGGCCTGAAAAAAACGAAGAGAACTAAAGCGTGGGTCGGTATGAAACTTAAAGACATTGCCAGCCAGATAGCGGCATCAAACGGACTGAAATTTTACTGGCACAGCACAATGAACATGGGTGCAATGCGCTATGATCAGCGCGACGAATCAGACCTTACGTTCCTGAAACGTGCGCTGGACGTGTACGCACATCATGTAAAAGTGAGTGAGGAAACGCTCGTTTGCTACTTTGAGGATGATTATAAACTGATCGTCCCCTCTGTGGCATACACACCGCAAACCATAGAAACAGGGTCGTTTCGCGACAAAACGGACGGTACCTACAGCAAAGCGAAAGTCCGGTACAACAATCCGAAAACAAAAAAAACCGAGAGCCACGAAGTGTCGGACAGTGCGAACACCAGCGGACAGGAGCTTAATGTAAACGTCCGCGCAGAGAACAAAGCGGATGCTGAAAATAAAGCGAAAGCCGCCCTCAAAAAGAAAAATAAAGAGGGCGTAACATGCAATATCTCTTGTATAGGCAATCCGTCTTTGCGCGCGGCATATCGTCTCTCTCTGTCCGGTTTCGGGCATTTCAACGGGACATATTTCACAGACAAGGTAACACACAGCTTAGATAAAAGCGGCGGGTATACATGTTCGGTGGAGGCACACAGACCATGATTGATAATGGCGATGTAAAAGAATTACAGGATGTTGTGATGAATCTTACCCGCGTTGGCGTGGTGTCCGCTGTGGGTGCAACCCGCGCCGCTGTGCAGGTTGTTTTCACCGATGCAGACGACATGGTCTCAAACTGGCTGCCCGTTCTTCAAATGTTCGCACACAAAAACAAAGCTTACGCCCTGCCGGACGTGGGCGAGCAGGTTCTTTGTGTTTTCCTCGCTTCGGGGCTTGAAAACGGCTTTGTCGTGGGCTCTTTTTACAGCGACGAGGACACGCCTCCAGTCACAGATGCCGACAAGTTCCATGTCGCTTTCGATGATGGCACGACAATAGAGTACGATCGCGCGGCGCATAAGCTTACAGCGGATGTAAACGGTGAGGCGGAGATCAAATGCAATCTGCTGACAGTGGATTGTCCGGACAGCACTTTCACGGGCAAAGTCACGGTTGAAAATGGTCTTGAGGTATCCGGCGGAGGCGAAAACGCCGTGAAAGTGAACGGTCGCATGCAGGCAACCGACGTTGCAACGGACGAGGGAATCAATCTTGATAGCCACGTCCACGGCGGCGTTGAGCATGGAGATAAAACATCAGGAGCGCCGCAATGATAGGCAGCTGGGGTTCAAACATAATTTTTGAAACGTCCGCTGATTACATCCATACGTTCACGAATCTGAAACGTGATGTAGAGGCGAAAACGAAAGGTCACAGCCTTGTAAATTCACTTGATAAGACACAATTTCTCGGCCGAGGACTTTATAAAATCACGTTCGACATGGTTTTTAAAGTACAAATGGGCATAGTGCCGATGCAGTGCGTTGATCGCCTCCATGCGGCGTTCACGTCCGGAGAGGTTAATAATCTCCGAATCGGCAAAAAGGGATTCGGGAAATTCATGATCACAAATCTGTCGGACACGTTCGACGATATTATGAACCGCGGTGAGATAGCATCAGCGACCGTGTCTGTAACGATGCAGGAGTATGTATGAGCATAAACATAATGCCATCGGACACTTACGAGGAAGTCGCACAGAACATAGCAATGATTCTGGGCACGCTGAAAGGCTCTGTGCTTACGGACAGAGAATTCGGCATCAGCGCCACGCTGATAGATTTGCCAATGCCAGCGGCTATGGCGGCTCTGGAAGCGGAAATCCTTGATGCAATCGAAAAATATGAGCCGCGCGCGAAGATTACGAGCATAGATTTTTCGCAGGATGCGGACACCATGGGTGGGCAATTGCTACCTGTTGTACAGTTTGAGGTGATAGATGAGCAGTCTTGAATTAATCAAAGTCGATGTTGAAGCGAAAAAGACGGAATATATCAATGCTTTTGAAACAAAATCAGGCAGGACGCTGGGAACAGCTGATCCCGCTCGTTTGTTTATGATAACACTTGCGGGTGTCGTTTCGGGGCTTGAAGTGTCTGTGAATGATACGTTCGCTCAGAATTTTATTGAGTATGCCCGGGGCGGCAATCTTGATGAAAAAGGCCGAGACATTCTCACTGAGCGTCTTGACGCTTCGTCTGCTGTCACAACGCTTCAGTTCACTTTGTCGGCGGCTCTGTCATTTGCGGTTGTTATTCCGACGGGCACAAGAGCCACGGCGGGTGATATGTACGTGTTTGCAACAGACAAACAGCTCACTATTCCGGCGGGCAGTGTGACTGGCACTG